GGATCGTTGTCTATCAATATATCCATGTCAAAGGCATATACCGGTGAAGTTACTTCGCTATTGCTGATTGTTGTAGCGAATACAACAGAATAATTGCCTTTTGACGCCAGTGTGATAGTCTCATCGATCACATTAGTTGTGTTGGCCGTGCTGTCTGATCTAGGTCCCACTGTGAAAGTATTCACAACAGTGCTGTCGCTCTGTCTAGTCACCGTGATGCTGGTTGTGAGAGTTGTGGTTCCGGAACTGCCTCCCGCCGACACGTCACTCTGTATCCTGACACCAGCATCCACAGTGTCTGTGTTGATCACTATGGTGTAGCTGGCCGCTGGCTGTGTCACTCCTGCAATGCTGGCATGATAATTAGAGTCTTTGGTCCATGAAGATGGATTAGATACAATACTGCCTTCTCCCTGATCTGCTGTTCCCGTGGTTGTGATTCTGTTTCCGTTGTTTTCAAAATTAACTAATGTGGCCAATCTTGTTGATGCTGTGCATACTCCGCTGAATCCGTTGAAAGTGGTGATTCCACCGGCTGGAACATGTCTAGTGCCACGATAGGTCACCGCGGTGATGTCACTAAAAGACCACTCACCGGGGAATATGCTCATGCCCCAACTGTTGTTGCAGATGGTTGGGTTCTTCCTGCCTGTGGCAGCATTGACTGATTTATTAGCATGGAATTGTCTCACATAATCAAACACGTATCCAAAATAATAACTATAACCAGTATTTCCTGCATCATAGTAGATGTTGTAGATGTTGGCACCTCTGGCCCAACCCTGTGTGTTACCCGCCACCGTGCCCGATACGTGTGTGGAGTGGCCTCCTGTGCCATACGTATAATTTCCTGCTGCTATCCCCCTGACAGCCGGATCATGTTGGAACCAATTGTATTGCACAGATCTGGTACCTCCGGTACCATCAGCATTCACAGCATATTCTGGATGATTCCATACAATTCCGTTCTCATCCACGATCACACAGTCCACATTCCTTCCGACCTGTGTCAGTTTAATGGTCCCTGTCACTGCTGGTGTCGAGCCCACACCATCACCTTGATATCCTGTGCCTCCCCAACCACTCCTCTGAGAACCTTCCCAGCATCGCAATAGTGCCCAGTTCTTCATGTTGCTGCTGGTGCCGCTGGATTTGTCCCATGCTGTGCTGGTCTGTTCTATGGTGTTGGTCAGTTCTTCTTCGATGAATAAACCCGGCTTCGCACCTAATATTCCTGGATGTATCTCGACTGATTTTATTCGTGGATCTGTTTTTAGTTGATTGGCTTCCCATTCGGTCAATCTGTAAAGGGTACCTCTGCTCAATGGTCTACGCTCCACGCACTCTATCGCGCGAGTCAGTTCCAATCCTTCCGGAGTTTGATTTTCTGTTTCTAATTCACTGTATATGGATGCTAGATCTTCTGCATTATATACCACCACGTAATACTCATTGGTCTCTATGAATCTTGCCGATGTCGAAGGCCTGTCAGCCATGTTACACCTCCAGAGCTACTAAGGTCAATGTTACTGTTATCGTTGTGGTTGAGCCACTCTTGTTGGTCACTGCGCAATAGATGTCAGTGGATGGTGTGGCCTCATTGCTGTATCCTATCGCTCCAGGACTGATCAGAATAGTTTCTGCTCCGGTGGTTATGACCTCTGCAACCACGCCAGAACCTGGTGTTGGATCTGCTCCCTCTGCCCTTGATGAATCGCTCGATCTAGCAGCGGTGCTCACATAAACCTTTACCCAAGCTGCGGCAGAAGTTTGAATCTTGTATAATGCATAACCTTTGTATCCTGTTATCGTGATGTTGCCCGTGGCTCCATTGGCTATACTGGAAGTGGTCGCGTTGGCAGTGGTCCTGCTGTACAGTCCAGTCACACCGGCCGCCGAAATTGTGATCTTTCCCTCAGAATCGCTAGTAGTTGTGACACCGTTGGATCCCACGAACTGTATGGTCTCCCCCGAGTTGATAGTTCTTGCAGTGGAATCGTCCGCTGCCACTTTCAATGAAAATCCACCACCGCCGGCCACCCCCGAACCATCGATGGTTAATGTGTCTCCAGACACTGCTGTGGTTATTCCGCCCGATCCTGCGATCTTTAATGTTTCTGCATTGTTTAGAGTGACGCCAGTGGAGTCATCTCCCACGAAGGTCATAGTGGCCTGTGGCACACCCGTGATGGTTAAAATATCTCCAGACACTGCTGTGGTGATGCCCGTGCCACCAGCAACTTTTAAAGTTTCTCCAGAATTGAATGAAGTTCCTGTTGAATCATCTCCGACCACTGTCAGTACGTTTGCTCCTCCACCAGATCCTGTTATTGTGAGCACGTCTCCGCTCATTGCTGTGGTCACTGAACCTGCTCCCACTATTTTTACAGTTTCTCCATCTGAAATTCTTGTTCCTGTGCTGTCATCGCCCACGAACGTGATACCCTGTGCTGCTGATAAGCCTGCAGCAGTGAAATAACTTAGGTCAGCCCAAGCTGATGAACCGTTTCCAATTTTAATTTTATATGTGTCTGTCTCAAAACCGATTTCGCCTTGACTCAATGTGGGATTGGTTGATGTCCAGTTTGTTGCTGTGTCTCTTCTTACCTGTATCTTATTTGCCATATTATGCTCCGCCTCCGTTTACTGATGTTTCTCCTGCTCCATATGTTGATGCTGCAGATCCTCCATCTAAGTTTAAAGCTGCTGTGTCATACACAACAGCTGAACCAGCGGCATCTATATTTAACGTCACAAGTGTGGTTCCACTTATGGTAACATTACCTTCTGCATCTGTAGCAGTGGTTATTCCGTTAGAACCTACAAATTTAATGGTATTTCCAGTGGATATTGAACGTTGGGTGCTGTCATCTCCCGCCACACTAAAAGTAAATGCTGTGGGACCAGTAATTGTGAGTGTATCTCCACTCATAGCAGTGGTGATACCACCAGCTCCCGTTATTTTAACTGTTTCACCATCTGAAATTCTTGTGCCACTACTGTCGTCACCCACAAAAGTTAATCCCTCGGCTGTGGATTCAGCAGATCCCGTGGCAGTGATGGTCAGCGTGTCTCCCACCATGGATGTGGTTATGCCTGTACCTCCTGCAATTTTTACAGTTTCGTTATCTGCAATTCTTGTACCTGAAGAGTCGTCACCCACGAATGTGATCCCTTGTGCTGATAAACTGGCATTAGAGTTACCGGCCGGTGGTCTATGTAGACTAACTTTATATCCTGAAATTTTTATTTCGGTTTCAGAACCAGCAGCTTTTAGATAAATTTGATTACCTATTTGTTCTACAGAAAAAATCAAATGAATAATGCCGTCTGTGGTCAGTTGTGGCCCTATAATGATATATGGGTCAGAATCATCATGCACCACAATGACTTCTGATATGCTGGACTGTGTATTGTTGCTGTCATGTGCTGATATGGTATAGAAAGCAGCAGTGGTGTCGGTCATATGGAAAGAATCTATGGTTGTTGATGCAGATGATGTAGTAACGGTACCTATAATTTTTTGATATTCGGTCCCATCGGAAGACTCATCATCTGACAATAATAATTTATGCAATCTTAAATTCAATGTTCCGCCGGTAGAATATGCTTTCAATCTGGCCACGCCATCACTGACGTCGGCAGTGAACGTTATAAAACTTTCGTCGTTGCTGCTGAGTATGTTGTAAGTGGTCACATAGGCATCGGTTCCGTCGTGGACCATAGATATTTCTGCAGCAAGATAATCATTTTGTATTTGAGCACTTTCATCGGAAACTAGCACAAAATATTTTGCTGATCTATATTCGTTAGTAGACCAGGTATCTATCACTGTTTCTGCTGTGGATAAATTTTCATATCTCAGTGTGGAAGTTCTTCCTAAAGATTTTGATCCCGTGTTATCGCGTAATGATATTTTGTAAGATTGAACGCTGTTTATCGAAGAATCTCCGGTGATTTTATATAATAAATTATCTCCGACCACGGAAGCAGATGAGGTGTGCCCTTCTCCAGAGACAAAAGTGCCTGTTCCGACCACGGCAGATTCGGACATGAATCCTTCTAATCCATCATGCACAACACTAATTTTTGAAGCAATTACTTCATTATGCACCTCATCTCTGTAAACTTGATAATATAATGCCGAACGTGTTTCAGAAACTGAAAAAGAATCTATTATTTTTTCTGATGTGTCTATTCCTATCTTGGAAATAATTTTAGCATTTTCATCCAACATCGAAGATGGAGTGCTGATTCTCCCACTGAATATCAATCCCGTCTTGCTGGAACTGATTGTTTGATCTCCTATGTATACCGTTCCCGACCCGAAATATCCTGTCTTAAATCTTTTGGTTAATGATCCCAAATCCACAGTGTCATCCGTGGTGGGAATTATTGAAGCATTGGTAGTGATAACACCTGTGCCTGAAGTGCTGATCTCAATGTTCTCGTTGGATCTCTGTCCAGTGATTTCATTGTCGTCTATCAATAAACCGCCTGTGTTTAAAGAATCTATAGAACTGGTACCAGTGATGGTTAAAATGTTCCCAGAAATTGATGTATTCACAGAACCTGCACCCACAATTTGTAGAGTTCCACCATCTGCGATCGCTGTACCGGTAGAGTCATCTCCAATAAAAGTTATACCCTGTGCAGGATTTGATCCATTGATTGTTAATACATCTCCACTCACTGCAGTGGTTATGTTATCGCCGCCTGCTATTTTAAATGTTTCACCAACGGTCACTGCTGTGCCGGTGCTGTCATCACCCACTAGAGTGATTGCCGTGTCAGTTTTTTGAGCATAGCCTGTTAGATCGGGACCAGTTATGGTCAATGTGTCTCCGCTGACAGCAGTGGTGATGTTCTGCGTGCCTGCTATCTTGATGGTCTCACCAGTGTTCAATGTGGTGCCAGTGCTGTCATCTCCCACAATGGTTAGGGTTGAATTCGTGAGATAACTTGAAAGATCGGGTCCTGTGATTGTGACAGTGTCTCCACTCACAGCAGTGGTTATGCCTGTGGCACCTGTTATTTTAAATGTTTCTGCTGTGTTGATAGTGCTGCCTGCGCTGTCATCACCCACAAACGTGATACCGGTGAAAGCACTCAAACTCGTAAAACTTAACTGTCCAGCACCATCGGTGGTCAATACTTGATTGGCAGAACCATCTGTGGAGGGATAAGTGATACCGTTGGCTATCAAACCTGAATTCGCCGTCAGCGTGCCAGATATGTTCACAGCATCGTTGATTTGAATAGCTGATGAGTCTGCACTTGAAATATTATTTGTTTGTATAGTAGGAGTAGT